TGCGATAATTCCAGAAATTGCCTTGCGGATATTAAAGAGTTCATCAATCTGTTGGTATTCGTTAAATTTAAGCATTGGAGTTTCTCTAGTTTATTCTCTTCAGCTCTTATTTATACTCTCTATGAAGTCTATCACTTTCTGGGTATCCTCTGGCGTCTCATGAACAAACTCTGTAATACACCCTTCTTCACCTGTAAGAATAGAGCCTGAGAAGTTATCCACAATGTTACGAATTTTGGTGCGGCGACCCTCAATGAATTTGTCTGACTGATTTGACCCACGTTCTTCATACCGAGCCTGACGTGTCGCATCCGATACCTCAAGTACGATAATATTCAGATCATACCCAAGGCGTTCAGCTTCCTTGAAGAACTTAACAGAGGTGAGTCGATCACCCTCAAATACATTCACATCGTGTGTGGGGTTCTCAAGGTATTCAACTGCCACTGGCTGAACTGCCATGGATAGCTTGTCAGTGCCAGCAAACAAGTCGCCTTCCTCATACTTACCAAACAATCGAATTGGTCCACTTGTGTGGCTATCTAGAAGTTTAATGCTCTTATCAGTTTGCCACTCACGACTTTCCATCCACTTCCGCATGAGCGTGGTCTTACCAGTTCCAGGCATTCCAACGATTCCAATTAATTTTTTCATATCTGTCTCCTAAAAGAAAGCCTCAAGCCCAACCTGAGTTTTCTGTATATCATTATACATCCATTCCAAATTCATAATATCACCTGTTTGGATGAAGTGAGTAAAGTATTCTTTGTTCACACCACGACGATGGTCTAGTCTCGAGTCAATCGTCTCGTTTCTTGACTGCCACAGCACGTCCCATTCGATACCGTGCCATCCATCTTCTTCTACCTTTTTAATCTCGTCAGCCTGACGGTCAAGGTAGTATCCAAGATACCGCCCATGGTGCGCACGAAAGATTTTCTTAAACGAACAGAGGCAAGTCTCCATCGTAAAGTAATCTGCTTCAGCAGCCAGATGTGGGTATCTTTTTCTTACTTCAGTCAAGATCGAAGTCGCCTCACGTTCCAATACATCGTAGTCGTTCAACTTCTTATCATAATCCGAATCACGCCCCAAGGCAAGTAATAATCCGTTACGGTGAGAACGAGAACCACTGTAATCATTCAGCATGAGACTTGAGGGTTCCATAGGTATTTCGCATGTATGACGCACGTGCTGTAAGTAGAACCAAGTTGAGTATCGACCAAACTTGTGTAGCTTCTCTTTGACCTCAACCCATAGGTTGTCAAACGTCTGTTTAGGATCATCTGTTATAAACTCATCAAACTTCTGCTTTTGCGTCTTATCGCCGATCCACTTTTGATAGCTGGCAAACATATCAGCCAGATGCCCTTTGTTCCACTTAGTGTCAGTCTGGTATCTTAGGCGTTGGTAATTAGCAGTGTTCCATTGAGTAATACGATCAACAGTCGCCAACTCAAAGTCAGGAAACTCGTTGATGAGAACCCAAGCTGTTGGAAGGTAATATGTATTTCCATATAACCAAGCAAGCCATAGTCGCTGTTCTTCGTTATGCTCAAATCGACGGTGTAGGTAGTTTGTCATCCAAACGGCTGGATCACAGTCTTTGTATTGTAATGACCAAGCGAACCAGCGAATGAATGCCTCACGCCTATTTTCCAGTTTCATAAAATTCATAGGAAGTGTTCCAATGTAGCTGTATCAAAGAGTGCTTCACGCAACCAAGCGTCACCCACCTTTTCTATAGCTTCGTTTGTTTTAGTCATTTTCTTTTGACCCCAACTGTATGACTCCAACCCCTCACGTTTGAGTTGATCAATCACTTTAGGGTTAGTTGGCAAAGCCATAGAAGGGTCAGCGATTGCCTGCTGCCTATAATGTAGCTGTTCTTCTCTTGTGGCAAATAGCTTTTGATCGGATCGAAGTGACCCTGTAGGATCAACTGCCCAGAAGATCAAGCCGTTACGATAATGCCACGATACTGAAGATGGTGTGCAAGAGATTTTAAGTCTTTCAATATTACGTTCTTTTACAGCATAGGAAAGAAACATATCCCACACTCTCGAGGCGTATCCTCGCCCCTCTGCGCCTTGCAGAGTAACTATCTCATATAAATTGGAGTATTTATCACGGTTGTATGTTGCGAAGATCAAACTTACAACTTTACCATCAACCTCAAGACCCATCGGAGGTGCCTTGTCGTAGTTCTTAAACCGATACCACAACGAGTGAGCCGAGTTTAGAAACTTTGTGTTTGGTCCATCGGGAGAAGTGCGAATCAGTTCTTCAACTTCTTCCTTAGATATAAACAACATCTTGGTAGTCTTTTCCATTTGGATAATCAACCTTTACTGTATTTTGCGCACCAGCTCTTTCGAGTATATTTTTTGTTGACGCAATTATAATTCCATTAGTCGCCTCAGTCAAGTATAAAGGTCGCTTTCCATTCCTGTAATATTTCAATGTGCCATTAGAACGTAGCTCAACAGCAGAGATAGAGGAGTCGAGCCATTCTTCGATTGGTCGCTTTCCTTCCTTGATCGTGTGAAACATCAACTCAGTATCATTGCGTGTCTCGCAGTCATGACCGTATAGCTGTTTCCAGTTCTCAGGCAGTTCCTGTGAGATAACTCCGTTGTGTACGATTGAAAGTTCTTCGTCAGCAATAGGCTGATTAAATTCTAGATCACTGGTCGAGTATCGGCAGTGACCAATCAGAGTAATCCACCCTGCGTTTACGAACTTACCCATATCTGACATATGGCGGTCCACAAACTCAATAGAGTTGATTGATTCTTTGATTGTAACGATCTTACCTGCGCTGATGTAGGAAATGCCTGTGGCGTGCATCCCTCGAATACGAGACTCAAGGAACACACGCCGAATCATTTCTAACTGCTCGTTAGTTGGGTGTTCAAGCGCAACACCAATTACTCCACACATTAGCTGAAGAACCCTTCCAGTGATGTTGGCTGATCATAAGCTTCTGGGTGATATTCTTCTACCATATCCTTACCACCGTTCGCTTCAAGATAGTCGTACCATTCTTGAGTTGACCACATAGAAGGAGAAACACCGTTCCAATATTCACGCCACTCTGGGTGCTCTTTGTTCAGACGACGATAGTCAACAAACGCCCGACGGTGGTGTTCATAATCCCAAGAACCAAGCTTGTCCATATCTTCACGGAAGTAGTAAACCAATGACATGCGCAGCATATCTTCTTCTCCAGACTCAGGTGCTAAGATAGGAGTGTTACCGTGGATGATACGCATATTGTCAACCAAAAGTAGATCTCCTGGACGAATATTGATCGCCGCACGAACCTCTGGCGTCACCAAGTAACCGCCCTTCCAGCTCTTACCTTCACGTGTAACCACAGTCAGGTTGGAGAAGCCTTCATTCAAAGAACCAGCATCACGGTGACAAGCCATCCGAGCATTTCGTTCACCAGTCGTCGTGTTGACAGTAATTGTAGTAAATGTGGTATCTTCACCAATCAAAAATTTCTTGTCTAAACGATCAGCAAACGCTTTTTGCTTCGCATGACGTTTAGGTAGCATACGAGCAAACTCGGCTTCTAGTTTACGAGCAAACGGATATGACTTCGCAAACTTCTCTGGGTTGTGCTCAGTATAAGCTGTCGCACGACCATACGGAATACGAGGATAGCGACCATAATATCCAGCAATACCAGACCAGATCGCAGACGCATATGAGGTGCCTGAGATCATTTTACTTTTCATCATCTTGGCATAAGCTGTCGCTTCATCTGTAGGAAGTTCAGCAAGCTGTTCCATTGCGAGCGGAAAGAAGTTTGTGTATGTGCCAAACTCAGCTTCAACCTTCGTGCGCAGCCAGACTTCACCACGTGTTTCGTATTTCGCAACTTTATGCTTTTCAATCAAAGATTCAATTTGATCTGATCCATCAACAGCTTGTGGTTGACCCTTCGCATAGTAATCTAAGATGTCAGCCTGAAACGGCGTTACCCAATCACGACTGGCTTGAGTCTCAGAGCGTGGACCTGCTGCCATGCCACGGTTGTTAGACTCAACAGCAGCATCCCATAAACCATCAATAGCACCTCGTTGTTCCTCCTCTGTAAATACATTCTTACGAAACTTAAATGCGACTTGTTCTTCGCTAAATTTATCTGTCGTACCTGTCATATCATTAGGTGGCAGATAGAAGTCGGTGTCTTTATCAACAACAATGTCGTATGAATATTCATCGACATACTTACACAGAATATC